CCAAGCTTGACCAAACCTCTTGAGCCTCTGCCTGCATAGATGGGCTTAAGTCTCTCAATAACGAAGGAGGGATGGTTCTGTCTAGACGACTCTGTTCTTCGGCTCTTTGATCTAATATGCTCATGTCACTAGACCCACCCTGAATAGCAGATAAAGACATTGCCCCATCGGTTACAGGAACCCTTTCTCCGGTATCAACAAATCTAGTGATGCTATTAATGTCTTGGAAGACCGCTCTATCTTGTTGGTTAGGCGTAAAACCTTCTACCTGAGAGGCTCGGAAGCCCCCTTCCGCAGTTGGAAGAACAACCTGACCACTTTGGTTTATGCTTGCCGCTGACAAAGGCTTAGGAGCTTCTGGTCTAGGGATTACCCCATAATCCATGCCCATATTATAAATCCTGCTTAAGACCTCTCTAAGCTTAGCTTTCGCTTCTGGGTTATTGGAAGCGAGACTGGCTAAGTTTTTAATCTCAATAGAATCGCTCTTATTGACATCTTCGCCAAGAAGATTCTCTCTGTCTTCAAATAGTTCAACAATTGACCCGTAGTCTCCTTCATCAAACATCCTTGAGGCTACGCGAGCATCCAAAAATAAAGTCTTTTGGCGCTTCTCTGTTTGGGCTAGGCGTCTGTCATCCATTGCCATATTTCGATCATCCATCGCCATCCGATCAATGTCTTCATTACGAATGCGCTCTCGGAACTGTGGGACTTCGTTCTTAAAGGCTGCTCCTAGCCCGCCTAATGCTCTTGCGATATCCATTGCGCTATCCTTTAATTAAATATGTCTCTAAACGAGGGAACCTGAACTGGGGAATAGTTTTGTCCGCCTTGATTATCCCCCCCGCCCGCTAATTTAGATCCTAACGCAGCCGCATCAAGCGCATTGCCAATCCCTTGAGCATAATTAGGATTAACGAAAGGTGTAAAAGGAACCCCTGCTTGGGCGTTGCCTCTGCTCATTTCTGACTGGGCCAACATCTCACCAAACCTTGTCTGCGCCGCAGCCTCATCAATAAACCCGCCATCAACCATCTCAACCAACATGTTGCGCTGTGCATTAATAATGCCTCGCGTGTTCGCTGCCTCATTTTCAAACGAGGTCGCTAAATTATTAGCTGTATTAGTCTCACCTGCCGCAATGTTATTACCGGCATTAGTTCTGCCTGTTGCCAAGTTAATGCCTAAGTTATTGTTAAATCTTGATACAAGATCGGCGCTATTAGCATTATTCTGGAATAACGCATTGCCCAGCCCTGTGCTGGTTCCGAGAGCCTGGCCGCCTAGTGCTGAAGCTATGTTAGCTCTATTACCACCGGCATTAGTTAGCCCCTGCATTTCAGCTTGACCACCAGCAACATTGATATTGGCTAAATTATTACCCAAACTTGTCTGAGTGTTTAACTGCTGACTACCTAAACCACTGGCTATGTTGGCAAGGTTGGAGCCTTGATTAGAGAATGACTGAAGCCCAGCCTGACCCTGAGAAGACGCAAGGTTCGCTAGATTAGTGCCGCCTGACATTGCTGTACTTGCCGCGCTGCCTGTTGCGTTTAATCCCTGACCTGATAACTGACTTAAATTAGAAATCTGTTGCTGCAAGCCCTGAGAGGCTAAGCCCTGACCAAATCTTTGCAATTCTTTCTGGACATTACCACCGCCTAAGCCTCCTGTAGCTCCTGCGCCTGCGAGGTTAGCCCGCATTCCTTGTTCTCTCAAGAAAGCCATCTGAGGGGATTCATTGTACGCCTGATTAAATGCTTCCTGCCCAAGAGATCCAGATAATGCCTGCTGCATACCAAGAGCATTCTGACCCGCTTGACGAAAAGGATCGAACATTCCCTCGGCTCGGCCAAAGGCTCCACTAATATCTGTTCTCGCCTGATCTGTTCCAGCACCAAAGGCATTTAAGCCTAGCTGGGTGTTGTCCATTATATCTTGGCGGGCTACATTAGCTTGGTTTTCAGCCGAAGCTAACCCAGCTTGATAGTTTGTATTTAGATTGCCAGTAGCCGTTCCTTGAGCAGCCCTCATTGCCGCTATGCCTTCAGCAGTGCTAGAGGTAATGTCATCACGGGCTATCTGAGCTTGGTCTGTTGCAACGCCTAAGCCTTGATTGTACTGGGCTTGAAGCATGGCATTGTTCTGAGCGTTAGAAGCATTTAATGCGTTGATAGCCGCTGTCACACCACCAGTAAGAGCCTGCTCTGAGCCAGCTAGACCGGTCCTCGGGTCAGCTTGTGTTTCTGGGGTTTCAAAGTTAGTGCTAGTTACTCCAGTATTTATACTGACACCCTGCCTTGCATTGTCCATCTGAGCGGGGGAATAATTAAACCCGTTAGTGAATATCTCTTCGACAAATTCAGGAGGCGCTGAATAAAAATTCGCCACGTCTTGAATGCTGGCAACGCCAGAAGACACCAGCCTATTCATGGCTTCTGCGTCTGCCATTGTTCCTGTGTTCTGAGTAAACGCTGAAGGGTCGCTGCCTGTAAGGCTCTGGATTATTATATTAGGGTCGACCCCAAAGTGTGAGGATACATCGTTTATCGATACCTCTCCCGCGTTTAATAAAGCCGTAACCCCGTTTACTGCCTCAGCGGTAAAGTCCTGACCCGCTTCGGGAATTGTAAACCTTTTTAGTTTAGCCAGGGACATTGCGACCTCCTAGTGGTGATCTTTGTGATTCTGTAAAAATGTTTTGAACTTGTTGGGCGGTAAACGGTTGATTTTGAACGCCGTTAGACTGAGGCAAGCTCCTTGCTGGACCGCCTAAAGCTGGCCGAAGTCCAGCGTCTATCTCTTGCCTGCCAAAATTATCATAGTGAGACTTAGCAAACCCCTCCAGTGTATTAAACTGAGGATCGCCCCCTTCAATTAAGGCTTGTTTGTTCATTTCATAATCTTGGGCTATGTCTGGGTTTTGAGCTAGATATGATTGCGCGTCGAATGATGTCCACTCAGACACCCCGGAATCCGCATAAGTAGGCACGGCCATAGAAGAAAAGTTCATTGGCTCTGGGTTAGTCAATCCAGTTAAACCACTGAACCTGTCAGTGAGCTGTTGATTCTGCAAAGCGCCAAAATCTACATCATTGCCAAGAATTGCATTTCTGCTGTTTTCTCTTCCTGCCAGCAGTGCTTGCCGAGCCATGTAGCTGCCTTCTCGCATTGTCTCCATACTAGGTAGAAAAGTCTGTCCTGCCAGCAATAGGTTTCTATTCATCCCCTCTTGTCGTGCGCCTTGTGCGTTATTGTATGCAGGGGTTAAGGCTTCTATGCCTCTATTGTATGCGGAATCAACTATGCCAAGGGTATCTTGACGGTTCTCTTCTTGGAGTTTGGCTTGTTTCTTTCTGGCGTTATAGTCCAAGCCAGAACCGACAAGGCTTGCGCCCGCTCCTGCAAGTGCTGCTGCTGTTACCGCGAATGCCATTATTCTTTCTCCAATAATTTATCTAGGCTTTCGCCATCGATTGTTTCGTATGTAGGAATAATGTATTCCTGCTCAACCAGCTCAACGCTCGGTTCTTTATCCCAAGGAAGGCAGTTAATCCAAACAGCATCCTCAACTGCGTAAATAGCTTTTTTTGTAAGCTCTCCCGAGACAAGAGTGTAAGGAGCCTCAAGCTCTACCCTACCCTTGTCTGTAATAGCTACAACCCTTCCCTTTGATAGTATATTCACATTGGAGTATTTGTGGATCGCGCCGGTAATCACCACCCCTGCGGGTATGTGTAGCTCTCTCGTATAGAGCCCGTGGCTGAAGTAATGATTGCACTCAAGCTCAGTAGCTTTAATGTTATTAGGGCTTTCAAGTATCGCTTTCTCAAGCTCTGCCATCTGTTCTCTGTGCTTCATATTTACTAATTGATTCATACCGCTACCCAGCCCTTTAAGATATCCCCAGTAATTGATGGAGACATCTTCCTGTATTCTATAGATCCAGTAGATCCATTTTTGTCAATGTATAAGCTGTACTGTCTAGCCCCAATAACCCCTTCAGGACTGCCCGCTCCAATTATAGGGATGCTTAAACTTACATCCTGTGTGAATTGTCTGAAAGGCGATGCCATCGTTCCATTTGATTCAACTATTGGCTGCGCTACATTAAGCAATGGACCCGTCATTTATCACCCCCAACAATGTTAGCAGTAAGTCCAATAATCACAGGCTTTACCGCGTCCGTTAGAGTGAATCTAAATATCTCAAACCGAGCGGCTCTTCCGTTGCGTCTCCAGATTGCTCTGTGAGTGTACTCGCCTATCTTACCAATGCTTCTGGATATTGGACCGCTCCATGTCTTGCCGTCTTTACTTCTTTCTAATGTAATATGAGGGTCTAGTACGGCATCATTGCCGACTCCTGACTCGACGGTAAGCTCTAAGCTAGGAAAGAAAACGGCCTGCATGTTGTTTTGAAAAGGCTGAGTTGCAATTCTTCGGATAATTTCGCTACCGTATTCGGTATAAACGTCAGGGTCTAATCTTCCTATCCTCCCGTCTACTATGTCCCCGCAAAGAATTTGATTGTATGCCTTGACTATAGAGGCCACTCTAAACGCTCCTAGCGAACTTCCAATGACAGACTTACGTTCATGCCATCTCTGAGATGCTGTGTCGTAGACGAGCGTTGTGGACGGCAGGCTGA